CTATAATCAAAGAGTATCTTCTATCAAACACTTCATAAGTCATTACTATTCCACACCTAGTTCTTCATTGGTTAAGTAAAATAAACCATAAGCTTTACCTAGACCTGTGTTAGATAATGTAGATACGCCATCACTGTCTCCACTTCTACTTAAACAGAGAATATCACCACTGGGGAATCCATCTAGTAAGTACCTGTAAAGTAAAGACTGGTTTTCCATTATCTTGACACCGCCTTTTACTAGAATATCTTCTGTATATATATCAAAGTATAAGCGATTATCTCTGCTATTTTCCCTAAAGATGATGTCATAGGATATACCCCCTAATGTAACATTTATTTCAGAGAAGGTGGCTTCTGGTACTGGTATTTCTACTGCCATTGTTCTGTTTCCTATTGGGCAAGGTTATTTTCACGTTCTCTTGCTAAAGCAAAAGTGATAGCACTCTTTTCAGTCCAAGTTAAACTTTGTGCTTCTGTGACCTTACTTGTAGAACTTGATTTCTTAGCCTTAGTAGTTACACTTCCAGATACTACTGAACTAGGTCTAGCTACAGCCTTTGCCCCAGCAGCAAACCTTACCTTCTGCAAAGTAAAGTTAACCTTAAAGGCATTTAACCCCTCTCCAGCTCTACCTGTGATATTATCTTGTTTGTGATTAAAAGATGTAAAGTAACAATTAGTATCAGGAGATTGTATATCACTATAATGTACGGTAATAGGGGATTTATTTATCTGTGCAAGTTTTAAGCTATCTAAATACTCTTTAGGTTTCTTATCAAACTTATTAATACTTTTTTTATTAGGATCACTATCTCCGAAAGTAGATATATCTGTAATCATTCCAGAGAAGGATAGAACTACAGGTCTAGTTATATAGTTATCAGAACTATAATTACCATCCTCTACTAAGGAATTAGATAAAGAGCCATCGGAGTTTCTAGATATACTGGTAGTAGCATTCATAGCATAAAAATCACCATCTACTTCTAAGTAGAATATAGACATTAACCGCCTCCTGAATAAACAGTCTGTAAGTAATCTGGAACATACTTATCCATAGCTTCTCTGATTGAAGTCTGTATCACTTCTGGATCACCATTAATATTATAATGGTTGGTCACTGTAGCTCCCCCTACTATCCTATTAGCCGCCTGTTGGCCTCTTAGTTCTAAGGGTTTTAACGCTTCTTGGATTGGAGATTCCCCTATCCAATCCTTCACTGACCCCTTTATATCAGAATCACCTCCAAATATACTGTTTGCTGTATCTAAAAGTCCTGCGAAGTTAGTGGCAGAGCCTTTTAAAAGGGTTTCGCCTACATCTGGGAAACTTAACTTACTGAACTGTACAGCATAGCCAATAGCTTGTTGTATGCTACCAACTAAACGATCCCACATAATTCCCATCTTCTCCCACGTTAGTAGGCCTAATCTGTAAAAACCTTGGGCTGTCTCTAATTCTTTATTAAGAGCAGCTTGTTCTTCACGGAAGGTTTTAGTGGCTTCTGTTATATCTTCAAACTGTTTGCTTGTTACAGAACCAAATAAGTTTAGTCCTAACTCTATAGCTAATAAAGGCCACAACACTCTTTTAAACGCTTGTACAGCTAAGGACAACCCTTTAACTTGTTTACTCGTTACTGTAGCTGCTGTACCCATACCTAAGAGAGATTTAGCACTATTAATACCACCTGCTACTAGGCCAAACATAGTCTTAGTTGCTGATACCATAGCAGGTATTAGTTTCATTAATAAAAGAGTAAATACACCTCTTATAGCTAGCTGTAAGCCTTCACCTTCATTCATACCTAAAGACATGGCTAACTTATCTACCCACCTGAAAGGTGCTGCCACAGCTTCGGCTAGTAATCCAAAAGTGGTAGATAAGGCAACTAGGGCAGGTTTCACTGCATCTATTACATTACCTAAACCTCTAAATATATTCTTAAATAAATCTTCAAGACCTGCCTGTGACATCTCATCTACGGCAACTTGCAGTGAGTTCATCATCCTTGTTTCTTCGGCAGTAATAGACTGCCTAAACTTAGCTAAAGCACCTGTCTGTTTAGCTTGCTCGCTCATTATAGATGATGATAAATCTACAAATCGTTTAGCATCTACTCCAGCTACTTTGAAAGTATCTTTAAATGATCTCTTACCATCATCTGCTACTGTACTAATATCATAACCCATTTGCACTAGGGCTTTAGACGCTGCACCATAAAATGCTGGCATCTGATCTACAATCTGGTTTATCTCTTGTGCCTGTACTACTGATCCAGACATCATCTGTCTAAAACCTAAGAAGGCTAATTTGGCTGATTCAGCATTTGTAGCTGAACCTGCCAAGGCATTAGAAATATTAGTAAACACTTCTTCTGTTTTCTGAGCCGACACACCAGATGAACGTGCTGCAACACTAAACTTAGCATAAGCACTTGCTGTATCTTTATAACTTAATCCCAAGTCTTTAGTTAATGCAGATACAAACTTTAAATCTTTAGCAGACTTCTTAGCACTGCCTGATGCTAGTAAAGAAGCTACGCCGATATTCTCCATATCCTGCGCTGTTTTCTTTAAATAGTTTGCACCACCTATAATAGCAAATACTGATACCCAACTTCTAGCTAAGTTCTTTAAAGAACTTCCTAAGCCATCTGCTGCAAATCGTTGAGCGTTGAAATCTTTAGTTATATTCTTAGTGTTTCTATTTAGAGTTTTAACCTGATCTGATGTATTTAGTAATTGTTCTTTGTACTTTAAAAAATGCCTATCACCTTTCCTGACAGACTTATTAAGGGATATTTGAGCATTGTTTAATTCTTTAAGTGCTTTCTCTAAGGATGCAACTTTAGCTTTAGCTTCTGGAGAGCCTATACCTTTAAGACCTTCTATTTGCTCTTCTATCTTTCTAGTAGACAGCGTAATCCTACGATTCTCTGTAAGCAACATTCCCTTGTGACGTAAGGCATTGGCCTCTGCTTGCTCACTCTTCCTTTTATGTATAGCTAAAGCTTGTTCGTGTGCTATCTCTTTTCTGGCCTCACGAGTCTTCTCTGCTGCAAGCTCCCTTCCTAGTTGGTACTGATCTTTATCTAAACTACGAGAGCCTTCACCTGTTGACTTCCTTCTTGTTACTGCATTAAGGTTATCAAGGTTCTTTAATTTATTCTCGAAGTCCTTCAATCCTTTGTCTATGAAACGGGCATCCCAGCCCATTTGCATAGTATAGTTGTCATCTAATATCATATATTAACCCCCACTTCTATCCTGATTCTCTTTATCATCCCTATGACGTGCAATTTCATAAGATTCATATATATCTATCATCTCTTTCAATTTGTATAACTTAGGGAGTGTATATTGGTGGAGTAAGACGTTAAGAGATTGATCAGCGGAGGGGCAATACTTACTTGTAGCCAAACTCATGATCAACATGTCATACCTATTTAATGTAGACTTCTCTTTAACTAATCTTCTAACTTCTTCTCTGTATCTTCCTGTGCTTTCGTCTGGCTCATCATTGAAAGGGTTTGAGAAATATCTACTCCTGCCATCTCCGAAAAGCCTTGGATAAAAACATTAGGGCTAATACCATTCTCCTCTATACTCCATGCTAGAAAGACAGGAAGCTTGCCTAGATTCTTACCACGGAAGTAAGTATCAAAGTTCATAGGTACATCGTTCTCTCGCATATTAGCAGTCAATGTTTTAAGAAGAGGTACTACACTTTTCTTTCCCAGTGCGGATACTAAAGTCATGGCAATATTCTTACCAAAATTCATATCACTTATATTGTCTAAACCATCGAATGCCCCTGAGTCAAATGCACTTCCAATAGGCATAGCCATTAGTTGTGTTAATTCACTAGCTGCTTCAATTGCATCGGAAGCGGAAAGCAATTTCAATGTATATTGCTTTCCTCCGATTTCCTTCATTACTGTATCTGATCCTAATAGATCCATTACATAATCCCCTCTGAATTATTTTTATTATGCTTTAAACTGGCTTAATGTTTCTACTGTAGCTAAGACACCACCTAACGCAGCGGCGGATTCTGTCATACCCTCTGGCAACTCTAAGTAGACATAATCTGAACAGAAAAGAGTCCATGTTCTATCTTGAGCCTGAGAGCCAAAACCTAATGTTGGCCCTTTCTTAATATGACAATCACGTAATTGTACTAATACACTTCCTGATGGGTCAGATAAAGTTAAAGATCCTCTGTAAAGAGTTTTAGCTAATCTTTGAGCTACAATAACATTAGCTAAAAATTTATTAGCTAATGATGTTTGTTGTAATGTCAACTCAAACATACCTGTATGGTCTGGACTGATGGAGATACCAACTTCTCCAAAAGCACCTACATCTTCATTAGTAAAATCTGAGTTCTGTTCAATACTTGCAAAGCTATCTGCTACGCCTGTGATACTTTGTTCTAGAAAGGATATTTCTACTTCCCTGCTCGAATAAACGGGTAATTTGTCAGCCATCTATCTAATACTCCTTATGATTCTGCTTCGTATGTTAAGCTGCCTAAGATGACAACAATTTGGATACCACCTGCTAAGTATGCAGTGAAGCCTCCATTATAAATCCTATTAGCCACATCTGAAAAACTTACGCTTGAGCGATCAGGAAAGCTAATTACATAAGGATTATCTTTCTGTAGAATATTAGCTTGTGTTTCTGTTTCGATGTAACGATCTAAAGTAGAAGTTAATACATTCTTTAGACGGGCAATACCTGAGTCTGTATAAGCGATCTTCTTCTCGCGTATCATAAAGTTCTGATAGTTCTCTTTAACTCGCGCTGTTAAGAAATCTCTATCTCGCATAACATCTGCAAAGATTGTAGCTGAACCTGATGAAGTGCCTTGACGTGTAATTGCAATACCACCGGCTACTTCTGTGAATGAACCATTCTTATTAACAAGATTGGTCTTATCAGTAGTATTTAAGTAGTTACCTGTTAATGGGTTTCTAGCTGCTTCAATCTTAGTAGTATTATTAGCTACAAGCTGTTTACCTGCATCATAAGGTGCTAAGATAGAAATATATTCCATCTCTGGGAACTTAGTATCTGCATCGTGGTGAAACCAATAGAATGTTCTAGTACGTATCTCTTGTTTTAACTGAGAAGGTGTGTCTGTAGCTACGTCTGTATAAACACCTAAATCTGCTTGCTCTTGTGTAGTCACCCAGTATTGCTTAGTGCGTGATTCTATATCCTGAGCTAATGCTAATACAAACGCTTGACTGTGATCGTTACATGCTACAAAATAGAAGTCATCATCTGCATCTGTAATAGTTGCCATCATGTCTGCTGCTGTCTGAGTAGTAACAGTAGTGTAAGTAAACTTAGCTACGTCTGTAACTGCATAAGCTGCTGTACCAGTTTTAGACAATGTAATACTTCCTGTATCATCTACAACAGTAACACCTGTTGGTGATCCTAGTGCAGTGACGATAGCAGTAGCAATAGTAGAAGCTGTCTCTGAACCAGTAGTAGTTGTAAATGAAGCAGTAGTGGTTACATCTGCTGTATCTAATACTTCTAAAGTATAAACTTGACCTGCTGCTGTAGCGGCTTCTGGTGTGAAAGTAATAGTATCTACTTCTCTACGACCTACCTTGACGATAATAGGGTCTACGTCTTGAGCATAAGCTGATTGCATAGCTGCATAAACGTTAGAGCTAGTAGGGATATCATCTGCAACTGCATCGAATGATGTGTATGATCGTGTTTGTTCTTTAAACCAGACGTGATCGGCAATGAAAATAGGAGTACCAAAAGAGGCTCTATTGACTGCTGTAACATCCAGTGCTATATTCACCGTTACAAAGGGTTGATATGACAAAGTATTTCTCCTGTAAGAAATGTTATTTAATTATTATGGTGGTGTTGATATAGTTATATCCATATCTATTGTGGTAATTTCACCCTCATCTGTGAGGACTCCATCTAGGTCTACGGTGGTTATAACACCACCCTCTTGATCTGTAGTAATGTCCTCTACATTAAATGTAAGATTAAATCCAGCCACTTCTACAAACTTTCCTGCTAACTTCTCTGGGAGCGAACTGATAGAGAATACATCTTCAATAGAACCACAAGTGTTAGTAGTTATCTCTCCTAGTACTCTATTCACCCTAAAAGCATTCTTTAACTTGCTGGCTATTCTTAAAGAGTCTTGTCCATACACTGTGTATTGCATTAGCATTTTTACATTAGCTGTATAATAAGGATTATCACTATCATCAAGCCCTTGACGTAATAGCCAACTTCCTGTATCATCTATGCTAAGAATATCAAATGTAATATAAGGAAGGTCTGGAGTGTTATCCGCATCTCTCTCAAATATAATAGAAGGTACTTGTTGACCTGCTCTACTTATAGTACTAAGCTCATCCCCTACAAAGTTAGAAGCTACTCTTACAAATTCATTCCTAATGCCAGTTATATCTAGTGCCATTTAGTAACTCCTTTAAGATAACTTCTCTTCTTTAATGAAGACTGATTCATAATGATCTGATCTGCTACCGTGGAATGACCAGTTAGCTACATTGTGAGCAACATAACTCTTACCCTCTATGACTACCTTATCTGCTTTAGTTTTAGGAGTGGCATCACTGTCTGCTTCCTTGATAGGTGTAGTACCATACAATACATAAGCATCTGATGACCTGATACCGTCTGGAAGGATTAACAACTCACTACCTTTCTGGAATGGCTGTATACTAAATTCAGCGTCTATGTATTCAGGAGGAAAGTCATAGTATCTATTATTAGCATCTAGTTCTCCTCCTGTATGCCGCTCTACAGTGAGTTTTGTTTTTACTATCCTACTCATATAGAACCTATTTCCTTAACTTTATTATTATAAGAACTTTTATAAGCTGCCTTACTCTTCAACTCACCTGTATCTAGTAAAGGAGTGGATGTAGCTTCTGTGATAGGCATAAATAACCCTGCCTTACCAAATATATCAGAATACTCTTCCCTGAGAACTTCACCCATTTCCATTAGGAATGCTTCTGATGCTCCCTCTCTTAGGAGATTCTTAGACCACTTCTTATATACTTGCCTGACTTTAGCATTCCTTAGAAAACCTTTATTACTAATCTGTGTAAATGTAAAGTTAGCTAATGGGTTCTTGATAACACCAGACTGTGTAGCTCCAGCAGACCATAGTTGTAAAAGCTCTACATTGGTAATATCTGAATCTCCATGATTCTTACCATCTTCAAAGTGACCTATCTGTAAATTATTAGCTGATAGACTATTGAGATTTTTTAGTAGCTTTTCTATCTTTCCTTTCTTTCGTATAACTTTGGTCTTTATCATCTGAACCCTTCTTAGGAATATCTAATTCAATATCCTCTATAATGTTTCCATCTTTATCTTTAACTATTCTTTTAATCAAGATTATCTCCTATAAAATTAAAGTAGAACTATCAGTACAAGAGTTAACCTTAACTTCTGCACCTCTTATAACTTGAATACCAAAAGCTCTGGGAATGTTATACCCCCCTTTAGGTAAATAAGGGCATATATTAGGGAGAGATTTATTAACAAAGTCTTTCCATAAATTCTTCTGGTGATCTTCTGAGTATTGATAAGTTACCTTACCTACTTGCTCTCTTATCAACCCTGCACCATCAACTGTGTGCTTACCATCATTAATAAGTCCAGCCACTCTAAGAGCCTTACAAAGAGCTTCCGAGTAGTTAGCTTCATCGTCTAGTTCTATATGATTACTTATTACATTACTAATAACAGTTTCTAGCTGAGTATTGGTTAGTACATTTTCATTGGGTAAATATTCTAAGAGATCACTTAGCATCTCTGTTTGGTTTATCACTGGCATATATTTAAT